GAATTACTTAAGATAGCGGGAACTGATAACCAATATCTCATGCCTAAAAAGGATGGAAATAAAAAAGATTGAATGCCTAACGTGTAAAGCGTTGCATCCAGATACGTTGTTCCCGAGCGACGATCAAATCTGCGTGTACTGTAAAGCGGACGAAGCAGAAAGAGTTGAAGAACCTGTAATTGAAGAAACTCCAGAAGAACCAACTCCAGAAGAAACTGAACAACTAAAAGCCCAAAAAGAACTTGCCTTACGAGCCCTAGCCCGTAAACACTTGTTACCATTCGTTGAACGTTTCAATCCAGACTACGTTCCGGGTTGGGTACACAAGGACATATGTCTACGGTTGGAACAGTTCAGCCAAGATGTAAATGACAAGAAGTCACCTAGGCTTATGTTGTTTATGCCACCCCGACATGGTAAATCTACTTTGGCTTCTGTTGCGTTTCCAGCTTGGCATTTGGGCAAGAATCCTGAACATGAGTTTATTAGTTGTTCGTACTCTGGATCGTTGGCCATGAACTTTAGTCGTAAGGTTCGTCATCAATTGAGAGAACCTAATTTTAAGAATGTCTTTTCTGGTGTATCGCTCGACCCTAGTTCGCAGTCCGTAGAATCATGGAATACAACCAAGGGCGGTGGTTATGTAGCAGCGGGTGTTGGTGGTGGTATTACTGGTAAAGGAGCGCACGTGTTAGTCATCGATGATCCAGTCAAGAACAGAGAGGACGCAGAATCCGAGTACAATCGGGATGCGGTCTGGGACTGGTATACATCTACTGCGTATACACGACTCGCTCCGGGCGGTGGTGTACTCGTAATTCTTACAAGATGGCACGATGATGATTTAGCTGGTAGGTTGTTACAAGCGGCAGCCGCGGGCGCGGATCAGTGGGAAGTTGTTAAGTATCCAGCCATCGCTGAGAAGGACGAAGAGTTTAGAGAAAAGGGCGACGCGCTTCACCCAGAGAGGTACAGCTCAGAAGCTCTGACCCAGATTCAAAGAGCGGTAGGTCCACGAGACTGGTCGGCGCTGTATCAACAGAACCCAGTATCGGACGAAGGTGAGTACTTTAATCGAGAAATGATTAGGTATTACGACGAAAATGAAGTAGACTTTGACAGATTACGGTTCTATTGCGCATGGGATTTAGCGATTGGTCAACGAGAACGTAACGATTACTCTGTAGGAGTAGTTGTTGGCGTTGATGAATACGATAATTTATACGTAGTAGACTGTATAAGAGGAAAGTACGACGGTTTTGAACTTGTTGAACAAATACTGGATCTCTTTGAGGTGTGGCGACCACATGTGGTGGGCATCGAGAAAGGTCACATAGAAATGGCATTAGGTCCGTTTCTACAAAAACGTGTTCGAGAACGTGGACTTAACGAAGCCTACTTTAAAGATTTAAAAGTAGGTAGACGAGATAAAGAAGCGAGAGCTAGAGCAATACAGGGTAGAATGCAACAAGGCATGGTATACTTTCCGAAAGATCCGGTATGGGTTGGTCCGCTTATTGCGGAACTTTTGCGTTTTCCAAACGGGGTACATGATGACCAAGTGGATGCATTAGCATGGATAGGATTAATGATGACAGAATTCGCTACTTTTGTAGAGAAGATAGAACCTGAACCGTCTTGGCGAGATAAGCTTAAGCATCTAGTCAAGGGTGATAAACGTAAATCAGCTATGAGTTCTTAATGGATTACAGCAAAAAGAAGAAAAAGTTAAGTACAGAAGAAGAGCATTTAATAGCAACTAATCAGTTTGAGCGTTACGAACGTGCGCGCGACAATGGCCACCTCGACTATATCGAGACTGCTAAAAAATGTGATGCTTTCTATCGTGGTAATCAATGGGATCCAGCTGATGTAGCATCTTTAGATGATGAAGGGCGTCCTGCTCTTACAATCAATACCGTACTCCCTACTGTTAACGCCGTGTTAGGTGAACAAAGAACTCGAAGAGCAGATGTTAGTTTCAAACCAAAAGGTGGAGGTACCCAACAGGTAGCTGACGTATTGACAAAACTCTACATGCAAATTTCAGATAACAATAAATTAGATTGGTTAGAGTCTACAGTTTTTGCTGATGGTCTTATTCAAGACCGAGGCTATTTTGATGTAAGAATAGATTTCACGGATCATATCCAAGGAGAAGTGCGTATAAGTACCAAGGATCCGTTAGATATTCTGATTGACCCTGACGCCAAGGAGTATGATCCCAAAACTTGGAACGAAATATTCGAGACCAAGTGGATGAGTTTAGATGAGATTGAGGAACAATATGGTGTTGATAAAGCAGATAGATTAAGAGTAGCTGCAGAGTATGGTAATACCATGGGTCAAGATTCTGTAGAGTATGAGGAAACACGTTATGGTGATACGTATACTGGTGTAGAGTACAACCAAGGTAGCACAACTAATCCAGAAGAAAATCGTCAAGTACGCGCAGTTCGTGTTGTAGAAAGACAGTATTACCAATTAAAAGATTGTATGTACTATGTAGATAGAGTTACTGGGGACATGCGACCAATACCCGGAAACTGGGGTAAGCGTAAGAGAGAAAGATTTGCTGATGATTTTGGTTTAGATATTCTTACTAGAAAAGACCGTAAAGTACGTTGGACAGTTACAGCAGATAAAGTTGTATTACATGATGACTGGTCACCGTATGACTGCTTTACTATTGTGCCTTTCTTTCCATATTGGCGTAGAGGTAGACCATTTGGCATGGTAAGAAACTTAATATCTCCACAAGAACAACTCAACAAAATAAGTTCACAAGAA